AATAGTTTTGTATATGTAATTGTTGTGCTTGAAATATATATTGAGTATATATATCAGGGTCTAAATTACCATTCAAATTAGTAAATTTAACTATGTCATTTGTGCTTATGAATAATCCTTGTGCCATTTTTAAACGTCTTTAGGTAAATTTTTATTATTTGGATGAAAACCTTTCAAAGGCATATCATTTGGCATCATTGCTACTTCTTTTGCGTTTCTAATTCTATAACCATATTTTTCAGCAGTTGCAACTGATATTGTTTTTGCATTAGGATTATTAACATCAATTTTAACACCCTCCATATTTACAAAAGTCTTTCTTAAAAATTTATGATGGCATCGAGGCCCGCCTTTATAAAGAAAGCAATTATAAGATTGACCATTGTGACCAAAACCAGGATTTACAATATTTGTGTTTACATTTTCTAAATCTTCTTTTCTGTAAACTCTACCATTATTTGATGCAGTCATCATTTTTTGACAAAATTCTCTTTCTGGGTTTTGATTACCGGTATAAGAATATCTTGTAATAAATTTAAAACTATCTATTGTTTCATCCTGTGAAGATTTAGCATTTGGTCTTGAAGCTACACTTGTGGCAAAATCCCATATTTTAGATAATGTACTTTTTTTATTTAGATTGTTAATTTCAGAATCTAATTCTTCTTCTGTTTCATAATCAACTTCAGTTTCATCAACACAAACCCAATTATCAGATAATATTTCTCCTTTAGAAGAAAGAAAATCATCTAATTCTACATTAGTTTCAGCAGACATTTTAACTCCTGTTTCTTCTTCTTGAGTTTCTGCATTCATTCCTGATGTATCTACAAATTCTAAAGGTTGTATTGTTTTAAAATATAATTTTAATGATATATTGTTAATAGCTAAAATAGCGTCTAATGCTTCAATAATTTCTAATTGGTATGGTTTTATTACTATGTTGTCAAATAATAGCGTAGCAGTCTTTATTTCGTCTGCATTGTTACCTAAACCACCATCTCCTGTTCTAATTCCTAATAACATTGGACTTGTAACTCTATGTCCTACAATTAGTTTTTCAAAACATTCTCTTGACAAATATTCGTAATGTGCAGGAGCATCATTTAAAGGTAAATCTTCAACTGTTGTTTTTGATTCAGCATTACTATTAAAAGCTACAATTACCTTTTCACCTCTTGCACCTGTAAGTTTTCCAAGTACTTCACGTTTCATTTTGTCCCTCATTTCTTCTGAAGGAATGCCATTATTGAAATTGATTACTTTAGTTCCACTAAAACCGTTTTGACAATCATTTATTTGATAGTCTGCAATGTTTTCTTCTAATAAAGCATAAGGTAAAGAACCAGAATAGTCAATAGGACTGTAATAATCAAATCCACTTACATAAGGTTTAATAACATATATTTCAACTTCATTACCATTACCAAAACCAAAAGCAGGAATACGTTTAGCTTCTTCACTTGGTTTCTTTTTTGTCCAATCAGGGAAATAATACCACGCTTCAATTTGTCCTTTATCATTGCATTTTTCTGCTCTTAATGTTTGCATTGGAAAGTGTAAAACTTGTTTTACTTGTTTCTTTTCCATTACAATTTGCATTGCAGCCATTCCTAATAACTTTCTTTCTAAAGCTACTTTCTTTACATCAGCATCTTTAATAAGTGATTTGAATTGAGCATACTCATTTGGTTTACGATTAGAATCTAAAGCATCTAATCCTTTGCCATAAATCATATTTGTAACACCTGTTATAATAGCACCATTTGTAGCACTATAAAGATACCTATCAATTAAATATTGAAAGTAATTATTATCACTTCCGTATTCTATGTAATTGCTCTTTTTGTTTTCTTGAATTTGAGGACTTGTATAAGCACTTAAATTAACTATTGATATATTACTCATAAATTACAAATTCGTTGTTTGTAGTGTTTGCTACGTATTGATTTTGATTAACTGTGTATGTACTTGTTTCTTGATTTGTACAAAAAACTTTATCCTTATAAACTATTTCATTATTGTTCTTAATTGAAAGATTGTAAAATGTATTTTCTTTTAAATTAAAAATTGATGTTGTTGTTAAATAATAATCAGATAAGAAAAAATCAGCAGCTATATTTGTTTCACTTCCTGTTGTTTCGTTTCTTAAAACAATAGTAGTAGCTTTTAATTCACGTGGAATAAAACTAAATGTTTGCGGAGTATTTTGTTCTTTTAAAATTATCATAATCTATTTTATTTAATAATAAATTTAACGTAGAATTGTTTTAAAACAAAAAAGGCATACTAATTAAAGTACACCTTTTTAAAAAACAAACAAAACAAATATTATGCTACAGTACCCTCAACAATAGAAGCAAGTATTCCTGTAGTTAATGGCCCCGTTACAAAGTTTGCAGGTATTTTTTCCATACCTTGAAATTCCATTTTGTAAGATGAAGCATCTCCCATTGCAGCACCTGTAGAAACAGTAGCAGTAACTAAATCCATTCCTTTAGTCAAACCTGCCATAAAGAAATTTCCGTTGTTATCTTCAACAATAACTTGTGGTCTACCATAAGCTAAAAGTTTAAGTTGTTTATGGTCAGCAATAGTTAATTTTTTAATATCCAAAGATAATTTTTGGTCTACAAAAGTAGTTCCATTATCTCTTGAACTTGTTAAAGTTTGCTCAAAAGTAGAAGTTCCTTTTAATTCATATTTGTAACCAATAGGAGTACCACCTAAAGCAGTGATTACATCCTCTTGTCCTGCAGTCGCAGAATATGTTACTGTTGTAGCATCACCCCAATTAATGAAGTATACTGCTCTTAATCCACCTAAACTGTCTTTACATTGTACAGCTCTTCCTAATGATATATCGCAAGGCATAATTTTATATTTTTAAAGTTAAAAAAAAGGGTAGGCAATTTTACCTACCCCATATTTAGTATTATAATTCAGATTATGCAGTTGGTGTGTAAAGTACAATTTCAGAACCTACACCATATTGAACCGCAGCAGTAAATCTCATTACTACTCTTACATTTTGTGAACCATCGATATCAGCTAAATCAATAACTTGAACTTCATTTTGGTCAGATAATAAACCTGTTCCAAAGTATAAGTTAGATTTTTGAGCAGCAATAGCAAAATCATTTGTCATTCCGTTACAAACAAAGATTTTAACACCATCAAAAGAAAGTGAACCATTATTGAACCATTGTGTACCTTGTGCGTTTGTACCGTTAGCACCTAATCCAGAAGCTCCAAATCCACCTAAAGCACGTACATAATCACGAGCAATAGATTGAGAAACGTATAGATACAAATCTTCTTTTCCGTAAAGTGCAGCAGGAATAGCATCAACGATTTTTCCAAGTTCAGCGACTACATTTCCAGCAGTTACACCACCTGAAGCACCAGCTACATCAATAACAGTAGCATCAGCAGCAGCAAGAGTTTGGAATCCGTCAAATTCTCCAGCGTTAGCAGTAACACCTTTCCAAATGTTTTGTTCTGTTTTTTCAGCAACTTTAGCTACAACGTGAGACAATAAGAAATCAGCAAATGATGGAGGCAAAGTGTCAAATGCAGAATATCCCATTTGAATAGCTTCCCAATCAGAACGGAAGTCTTTTTTACAAAGTTGTAAATTTACTTGAAATTCTTCAGGAGTAATAATTCTTTCTGTAAGAGTTACAGTAGATGTAGCATCAAAATCACAAGTTGCATTTTTCACAATAGCATCTGTAGCGATTCTTTTAATTACTTCTTTAAAAGCAATGTTTGGTTTAACTTCAATACCACCATTGGCGATAGTTGAACCTGATAATAATGCAGCAGAGATATATTTTCCTGCAAATTCTCCTGCATAAGTAGTAGTAATACTTGTTGTAGTAGCCATAATTTATTATTTTTTAATTAAAAAGTTTTGCCATAACTATATCTTGTGTAGTCATTTGGCGATTAGTTGATATTTTATTTATTCTTAATTCAGATTTAACTTCTGGTGAATGTGTTAATGGTTCAACAACAACATCAGAACTTAATTCTTCTTTTACTTCTTTTGCTAATTTTAATTCAGCAATTTCAGTACGTAGTTTTTCAATTTCAGAAAAGAACATTTCTTTAGAAACTGATTCTACAATTCTTTTAGGAGTTGCTACTGTTTCAGCTTGTGCTTCAACCTCAACTTCTACTTCAGCTTCTGGAGTTTCTTCTTCTACAATGGCTTCTTTAATTTCAGCAATAACACCTTCAACTGCTACAACTAAAATCATTCCATCTTCAAGTTCGTATTCTCCAACAGGTACAGGAATTCTATCCTCACCGTTTACAATAAAAACATTGTTATCCATTTCAAAAGCATCTGCTTCTATAACAGTAACTCCATCTTTAAGTTTCATTTGAGCAAGTTTAACTTCCATACCCAAAAGAGTTTTGATTTCATTAATTACATTCATATTTACTTTATTTAACATTAATTATTTAGCAGATGCTATTGCTTCTTTCATTTGTCCAACATTGTCAGCAATTTGCCCAATCTTTGAAACAACATCTAAATATTCTTTGTAAAATTGTGTAGATTTTACATCAATATTTAATTCAGCAGCTTTTTTAGAATATTCTTTAAAATACCCATCAACATTTTTTTGATATGTACTTGGTACATTTTGAAATTGTGAAAATGCTTTTTTAGCGTTTGCATAATCAGCAGCAGCTTTACTTAATTTAGCAGAAGCACTTGAAGTGTCTTTTAATGCAGTATCTGTTTGTTTAATTATAGTTGTAAAATCAAAAGCCAATTCTACTTTTTGACTTGCTAATTCTGTTTTTCCAAACAATGCTTTGTTTACTAATTTTTCAGTTGTCATACTATTTTTTTTATATTAATTATTATTATTTATTTTTGTTATAAATTACGAACTTACACTTGTTATAACTCTTGCAGTATTTGTGTTTGTAACTGTACTTGTTTGTTGATTAAAAGTAGAACCTATTCCTTGTTCTTGTAATTCTCCATTGCAACATTTTTGTGAGTATTTACCATCTTTACATAAACAACCCCTATTTCCACCTTTTGGTGAACTTGTTTTTCCCATAATTTTATTTATTAATTTCAGCATTAGTTATTATTGATTTTATTTTATCTATTAACTCTTGTTCTTTTGCTATTTGCAAACTCATTTCTAATTTGTCGCTGAAATATCCTTCAATACTGAAACCTTTAACCTTTCCTGTTTTTACAAAGTCATTCCATATAGCATTATTATTAACTTTCATTGATACCATCCAAGTTCCTACAGGTGCATTTAAACCATACTTTTTAGATTTATCCATTTCAGTATCTTCAACTATCCAAGATTCAACTACTGACAAGTCTTTTAGTTTTTTATCGTGTTCTAATGTTGCATTGTTTTGATTGCTATTCATTAAGAATAATTCACTTGCTTTTCTTACCGTATCTTCTGAAAAGAAAATATAATATTCATCATTACCATTCTTTCTGTAAATGTTTTTATTTGGTATTAATGCAGCACCCATTAAAATCTTTTTCTCATCGTCAACTTTAGCAAGTTCTAAATGTTCACTTAATGCTACGAAATTAGACTCTATGGCAGGAAATTCAACGATTGATACCGCTTCTATTCCGTTTAACTTTTCAGATTCGTCTATAATTAATTCAACTATTCTCATATTCTTTTTTTATATTATAATTAATTTATATTTATTTTGTTTATCCTATTGAAGCACTTGAAACTATGTTTCTATCTAAACTTTGTTGAGTTGTAACATCATTAGCTACTACGTAAGCTTTGATAGGTTGTTGTTGTTGGTTACCTATTGTTTGTGCTAACTGATTTGTTGCACTTGCACCTACTACATTAAATGCAGGAGCAGCACCTCCACCTCCACCTCCGCCTGTATCTCCACCGCCACTTGGAGCACCACCACTACCTAACGCACCTAATGCTTTTGATGTGGCTGCTATATTTGCTGCAATTCCAATTCCCGCACTAACTTTATTTAAAATCTTTTTAGTTGTTAAATAACCTACACCTGCTGGACCCATTAAAGCTGCTGCTGCTGTATCTGCTGCATTAGCTGCTTGAGTACCAATAATTATTCTTGCAATACCCATAGCACTTTCTGCCATAATTAATCCTTTTTGAATAGCTTTATTTTTAGAAAATAATCCTTTTAATAAATTTATTCCTCCTTCTGCAACTGCAAAAGATTGTTCTTGTATTGCTTTTTTACCATCTGCAACTGCTTTTTCTTGTGCTAATAAGACTTTACTTGTTTCACTTGAATTAGTTATTAAAGCGTTATCAATTTCTTGTTTTTTAGTTGCGTATTCTAATTCAGCATCTACTCTTGCTTGAGTTCCTAAAGCAGAACTATCTATTTTTAATTGTAATCTTTCAAGTTCAATTCTT